TTAGCTAAAGCTGCTTCTTCTGGTGCTGCTGAAGCTAACTATTTGACTGCTTCAAACGTAGCAACAGCTAGAGCTTTACTTGGAGAGCGTGGTGATGAGCTAGATACTCTTATTGTTCACCCTAATGTTGGTTTCTATCTCTATCAGGTAGGACTATTAACCTTCTCAACTTCTTCACTAACTTCTGGTGGAGCTGTGACTTGGGGTGGTGGCGGTGCTGGTATTGATGCAAGAAGCATTGGTACTTTTGCTGGCATGAATGTCATCATGGATTCTCAGGTGAACGCTGTTCAACCTGGTTCTTCTGGTCATATCAAGGAGTACTACTGCTACTTGGTTAAGTCTGGAACAATCATGGAAGGTGTTCAGCAGGATCTCAGAATTGAAGCTGATAGAAACGTGTTATCAAAACAGGATGTACTTTCTGTTGATTACCACACTGCGTATCACGTTATGGGTACTAAGTGGGGTAATGCTGCTGATAACCCAACCAATAGTGTTCTTGGCAATAAGGACAACTGGACTGCAACTTATGATGCAGACCTAATTCCTATGGTTCAGTTAACAGTTAACACACCACTAGACACATCAACACTTTGATTTAGTCTAGGTTTGATCTTCCATAGATCTGCATAAAAGAGCCTCACTTTCGGGTGGGGCTTTTTTATGACGCTACAATAAGAACAATGTTTGAGAGATAAACGTGGCAGCAACTATTCACGCCACTTTGAAAGGAGAAAGCTCCAATAGCTATGTGACATTGGCAGAAGCCAATAGTTACTTTGAAACTTCTCCTGATGATTCAACGTGGACAAATAAAACAGATGATCAAAAAAATCGGGCATTAATTTCTGCATGTCGCTGGATTGATAGTCTCAATTTTTATGGTGATAGATGTGACGAAGCACAAGCATTAAAATGGCCTAGAAATAATTTTCAAGTTGACGATGTTGAGCTTGCTTGTACTTTAATTCCTGCGAAAATCAAGTATGCACAGTATGAATTAGCAAGAGCATTGGCTAATGATACGGATGCGATGACAGGTAATACTGGTACAGAAGGTGTTGCAAAAGAAGTCGAAATGGGTGATTTAAAGGTGAAATACAACGAAGCTAGTCTTGCTACTGGAAACGTGAACAATGTTTTTGACGTGTATCCTTGGTTGCAGTCCTATCTTGGTGCTTATTGTCTTGGTGGAGCTGGCGGCTATCAAGTTCGGGTGGTAAGAGGTTAATTATGGCAAAAATTGATGATGTATTTGGATCAGTCCCAGCGAGTATTTTAAATACATGGGGGCAAGACTTTACTTTTATAAAGTCCACGACACCAAAAACTTATAACCCTACAACAGGAGCTGTTACTGGTGCAGACACAAATGTAACGGTCAAAGGAGTTATTACGAATTTAAATTCAAGTGAGGATGATGGTTTATATCAAACGACAGACGTAAAAATGGTGATTGGATCGGCAGAATTAGGAGATTATTACCCTACGGAGGCAGATCGTGTTCAATATCCACAAGCAGGAGCTACTAGAGAAGGAAAAATTATTAGTATCAAGACAGCAAGAGGAGATAATCCTATATTTCATACATTGATCGTGAGGCCGCAGTAATGGCAGGTTTTTTTGGCTCTTTAGGTAAAAAATGGCAACAAATTGAAAATATTGATAAAACAATTGCTGCTTTTTTTCTAAGTTCGGCTCAAGGTTCTGCAATGCAAATTGTTAAGGACTTGCAAGATGAAGGGCCAAGTTGGACAGGTAAATTTTCTAACTCTTGGCAAATAGAAACTAGAACTCCTGGTTTGGAATGGAGAGGGACAATGGAAGCAGGTGAGCCTGTTTCACCTTTTGATGATGGAAGTGGTGGGCCAAAAGTAACAATGAGAGATGCTAGAGATGTTTTAGAAAAAGGAAGAGTTGCTTTTCGAGTTAGTAATGTTTCTCCTGTTAACAATGTAGGAGAGCAATATGCAGAATTTGCGACTGATCGAAAAGAAGGTGTGTTTAGTGGTAAATGGGCTGGATCAGAACCTCAAACACAAAAAGGTAAAGAAAAATGGGAGTCAGCCGATACAAAAAGGAATATTCCTGATAAAAGAGGAAATATTGGTAGTGGGACAGAAGAAGGTTTCTCTAGTCGTACCGCAGAGGAAGATTGGTTTGATCGTTATATCAATGAAAAAATGACAGATACTATTAAAAAGACTGTCAATCTTACGCTTAAAGGGAAATTATGAATTATCAATCAATTCGAGCACAAGTAGAAAATCCTTTATTAACTGCTTTTGGAGCATTAAGTCCTGCAATCCCTGTTTATTTTGACAACATTACGGCTGTTCCTCCTAATAGCACAACTGAATATGTCAGAGTAAATATTACTTTTGGAGCAACTAATGATCCTACTTTAACTTCTAGTGTTGATAACGCTAGAGGATCAGTTATTATTAAAATTTTTACAAAGAAAGGAGAAGGGCCAGCAAGAAGTCAAACATTAATTACAACTGCTGTTGATGTTTTAGAGACAATTAATAACGGAACAAAAGGTACAACTGGAACTTATTTAAAAATCGGAGCTATTACAGGGCCAGATTTTTTCACAACAGAAACAAGCCCTTTATTCATGGGGAAAATATCGACTTCTTACGTTGCCACGGTTTTGAGCTAATCTATAGGTAATTTTCTACAGCAGCCTCATGGCCGTTACATGTTTATCTGGCACATCAGGTGCTCTTTATTACACACCAGCAGGAACAACAGGTACTTTTAGTCCTTCAGATGTAACTATTGGTACTGAGACAATAATTATTGAAACTTATTTAAATCTTAAAGCTGGTGATCCTGTCAAATTTAGTGTTGTCAACTCATCAACAGGTGGGGCAGGAACAGGGACATTACCTGCTGGATTAACTGCTGGAACAACTTATTACGTTAAAACTTATACAACTACTTCTGGAGCATTAACTGTTTCTGCTACCAATGGTGGTTCTGCTGTAGATATTACTAATACTGGAACAGCCGCAGCTCCTAATGAGTTTCAAGTTGCTTATGCTGCATTTGAAAATGTTGCTCAAGTTAGTGAGTGGTCTTTTGAAATTGAAAGAGCTGAAATCGATGTAACTACAATCGGTGGAGATCCTGGTCAGTATGTTCCATTTAGAAAGTACATTGCTGGATTTGGTGATGGTTCAGGTAGTGCAACTGCTTACATGACAAACGAAGATGCTTCTCTTTCTAATCGCATGATTGAAGATGTTCTTCAGCGTCAACAAGTTGGTGCAGGATTTAAGCTTTATACAGATCGTGTATATAGTGGTGGAACTGTAAGTGATACTCTTAGTCGCTTTATTAGTTTTGACGCAACATTAACTTCTGCTTCTTTAGGTGTTACTCCTGATGATGCACAAGCAGTAACAGTTGCTTTCCGTCCTGCTGGAGTACCAACATTTGATTTTAGCCGTTCATAATAAGAACGGAATCGGAATGTTCCAGAAGCCCTGCCTTGTGCAGGGTTTTTTCTTGTCTATTAGGTTAGAATAAAAAAGTATAATTTTTTATCATGACATCTAGCCCTAGATCTACACGATCACCGTTAAGAGCAATAGATCGACTTAAGAAAGCTGCAAATTTAGAAGCAACAAAAAAAGAAGTTACTTTATCTGATGGGACAGTATTTGAAATGTGGGTTGCTCCACTAACGATGGCAGAAAGAGAAAGAGCACAAAAAGGAGCTAAGTCTGATGATGCTAATGAATTTGCATTAAGACTTTTGATGACAAAAGCACAAGATGAAAATGGTCAGAGGTTGTTTAATCTTGGTGAAATTGATGTTTTAAAGAATGAAGTAAGAGATTCTGACCTTCAATCTTTAATGCTTGCTGTTATTTCAGAAGAAGAGGAAGAAAATATTGACCCAAAATTCTAAGTGCGGAGATTAGGAAAGATCCTTTGTTGATGCTTCAATTTGGTGTAGCAAAAGAATTAGGAAAGTCTTTATCTGAAATCCGTCAGTTAACAATGAATGAATTATTAGGTTGGAGTGCCTATTTTCAAATATTGAACGAAGATCAAGAAGAAGAAATGCAAAAAATCCGTAGACGCAGGTAAACTAAAGAGACTGGAGGGAATTTTACT